ACGCTTTGCTTCCCAAGCACGTTGTCTACCCACAAGTGTTTCGATACTTTGTTGTATTTTTTTGTTGCTTGCTTCAATAGCATTGATCTTTAGAGTTTCTTCTGTGATAAAATCTTTGGTCTGTTTGACTTTTTCTTTAAGTAGTTCTGCTTTTTCTGTAAGAATAGTAATGCCAAGTAGCTGTTCGATGATAGCACGTTGGTCATTTGCTCTCATGCTGAGGAAAGGTTCGGTATAAGTGTTAAGTGCAACAATATGTTTGAACATATCGTGACTCATACCTAACAGTTCTGATATAGATTTTTGTGTTTCTCTACTATCACCTTGTGATTCATCTATGTTTGCATCAACTTGCTCGTGATTGTTGATGTAAAACTTGAGTACATTAGGTGATCTACCACGTTCAATGCGATAACTGTTACCGCCCTTGTCAAAATTAAGTGTAACCAACATGCCTTTGCTATTGGTTTTGTTAATTAGGTTGTTTCTTTTAATGTTGGTCAGTGCTTGACCATACAATGCATAACTCAATGCGTTGATAATAGTAGTCTTACCTGTACCGTTACGTGATCCAGTGTCGTCACCGCCTTGATCGAGGTTCTCACCAAGTACTAGAGTGAGTTGTTCTTTGTTAAAATCAACTGCTTGGGTAACATTACCCACACTCATGAAGTTTTTTACGGTTAAGTCTCTAATTTTTATCATACTAGCTCGTTATAAATGTCCAATAGCAGCTTTTTATTAAAACTGTCTGTGTCAATACTTTGAATCTCCTTGCTTACAATTTGATCGACACTCTCAAATTGTGTAATGTCAAGGTCTGTATTAATTTCTTCTAGTTGTTTCTGTGGAATAAGAGTAATTTCTCTACAACCGAAGCGTTCTATGAATGTTTCTTTGATAAAACTTGCTTCTTCGTAGCTGATGTCAATGTCCAAGTTAACTCTCAAGTACATGTTTGGCTTGATAAGTGTGTCCTGTTCGTCAATCAACTGAGATAGCTTTACTGTACGGTACTTAGGACAGTCTTCCCAGTTAAGGTATTCTGGTTCTGCATTGTTCTCACGGTCTAATATCATCATACCGCGGTCATCGTCCCAAGCATCTGCATAGTTGTGAGGAAAAGCATTACCGATGTAGTGGATCTTACCTTGCTTCTGACGCTTGTGGAAGTGTCCACTGAACACATACTCTTGGTTCTTGAAGTGTTCTGACTTTAGTTCACCATGATCGGGCATCTGTACCATAGCATTCATATAAAAGCTGGGCAGTTCAAAGTGTCCAAACAGGTATTTGGCCTGTATCTTCTCTATCCTACGCCATTCATCACCTACTAACCACGGAACCAGTGCTACATCTTCGATAACTTGAATGCTATCTACCACTGTAATACCTGGAATGTGCTTTGCAAACTCAGTTGACTTTACATCACGCTTGTCTTTGTAGTACAAGTCGTGGTTACCAGCAAACATATAGAACTTTTCAAAGGATTCACCTAACTTCTCTAACAACTTGATAGTTGTATCCATGGTTGTAAGGTTAAGACTGTTCCTATTATGGTGCCAGTCGCCGCAAAAGATGCCTGTCTCGCAATTATTTGCTTGTGCTTGTTCTATATACCAGTTGATATACTGTTCACAATCGTGATTGTGTACTCGTGAGTTACCCTTCATACCTAAGTGTATGTCAGTGAACACTGCTGCTTTCTTAAACAAATGATTTCTCCGTATTGAATACTACTATAGCAAGAAAATCTAACAAAATCAACCTGATTTTTGTTCCTCTTGACGTTTTAGAGCAGCTTCCCACTCGCCTTGGTGTAGTCTTGTATAACTTGGATTGTAATTGTTCATTTCAAGTATGTCATCACGTATGTTTTGATTGCGTTTCTCTAGGTTAATAACACGCACAAAGCTATTAGTAACAGCAGCGGTATAATAAGCAAAGGGGTTATTGGATTTAGATTCATCAAATTGTAGTCCTATCTGTGAAAGTTGTAAGATTGCTTGACCTTTCATTTCATCTTTGTAAGTGTACCCGCGAACATTGCCTCTAGTAGCGTATCTGTCTACTAGTTTCAGCCACATCATTGCAAGTTTGTTGGTTGCTTTGCCATGATCCTTGCTAAAGTGTCCATTTTCCATACCACCTTGCCAATGACTCTTACCTACGCACACAAGTTCGTCGTTTTCATTGAATTTGAAATGTTGAAATGGAGGAAAATTTAGTTTTGTCTTGTGATCTGCGACAGTTTTAGGATTTTTCTTACGTCCTGGTTCCTCTGGAATGTGATCAAACATCATTACACGAAAAATTAAATCAGTTTTTTCAATTGTTCTGTAATCTACTTCAAAATCAGCAAGTTTTACCTTTTTTCCATTGGCTTTTGCTTCATCATAAGCAGCTTGTCCTTGTTTTTTAGCCTTACCTCTTTTAGCTTCGGCTATTGTTCTAATATTAATTTTATCTATTGATGGTAATATAATATCATAATCGGCATACTCGGGCGAAACATAACTGCAAAATGTAGTTTTTGACTTGTGTATCTCGGCAAGCATGTCTTTGTTGTTCAAATAGTTTACTTTTCTAGCCAATATAGACTCCTTTTATAATATAATAAACTATGCACTTAATTTTGTCAACTAAATAATGTATAGGAGACATCAATGGCAAATACATTTCAAACACCACCTAGAAGTACAGGAAGTGAATTATCGCAATTCGGAACTTCTGGCAGGTATACCAAACAATCCTACAGTGATTTTACAGGCTCAAATGCTAATCTATTAATGAGTAGACATCGTGCAAGAAACATTCCTCCTGGGGGTGAAATTGTAAAACGTGAAGCAAAAGTTGCTGCTATGGCTCCATTAAATACAGATTTAGGTGAGGATTGGCGTGTAAAAATAAGCGTACCCGATCTTGCCACTTTTAGATCTAGTCCTTTGTTGTCTCCTTTAGCTGACACAGGATATAATGTTGTCTTTCCTATAGTTCCTACTATTGCTGTTCAATACATGGCCAATTATGACAGCATTGCACCCGTACATACTAACTATACTTATCCTCAATATGTTAATAGTAGTGTAAACGAGATTGCAATTACAGGTGAATTTCCTGTTCAAAGCGAAGAAGAAGGACAGTATTGGTTAGCAGCAACACATTTCTTCCGTGCTGTAACAAAAATGTTCTACGGGGATAGCAGCAACAAAGGTGCTCCACCGCCTTTATGTAAATTAAATGGGTATGGAGACTTTGTTTTGAACAATGTTCCAGTAGTAATTACAAGTTTTGTTAGTGATTTACCTAATAACGTTGATTATATAAGGGTTCCTATTAATTCTCAGCAAGAAGGATCCTATGCTCCGCAATATCAAATGGTTCCAACAAACAGTACAATAGCAATTACAGTACGTCCAACTTACAGTAGAGGTAGAATTGCAGAATTTAGCCTTGATAAGTTTATAAATGGAGACTTAACAGATAAAGGATTTATCTAATGGCAAGTTATACTAAAACAAGTCCGTATGCAACTACCACTGTAACAGCAAGTGGCGAACTAGATTTACTTAAAATACGTCCTGTACCTGCAGATGACGACGATTTTCTTTATACAGTAGAAGCACAATACAACAATAGACCAGATCTATTAGCATTTGACCTTTACGGTACACCTAAACTGTGGTGGGTCTTTGCACAACGTAATTTAGATGTATTGAAAGATCCTGTGTTTGATATGAAAGCAGGAACAAAAATATTTCTACCAAAACAAAGTTCTTTACAAAAGGCACTGGGTATCTAATGGCTATAAAACCTAATATGTTGCATCAATTTGCAAGTTTCAATAATGTTTTTACTTTGTCAGTATTAACAGTTGATGAAGTAAACATGCCTGATGAAACATATAGAGTAAGCGAGCCGTTACTGCAAATCTTTCGCAGTGGCGGTGGTGCAGAAAATAAAGTTACCACAGCATATGAAGATTTAATAGGAAAGAAACTAGAATATTTTATAGATGATGTTAGTATTGAAGGTTTGATGGTTCCAAACAGCAAAACTCGTACTACAAACGCAACATATATTGAATTTTCTGTTACAGAACCTTACAGTATGGGTTTATTTTTGCAAACCTTGCAAATTGCAGCAACAACAGCAGGTTATACAAACTATTTACAAGCACCTTTCTTGCTTACAGTTGAATTTATTGGATATGATGACGACGGAGACATACTTGTAGTTGAAGACGGCCGCAATTTGAAAAGAATGTTTCCTTTGAAATTTACAAATGTAGAATTTGCAATAAATGACAAAGGATCAACTTATACTATTGAATGTATTCCTTGGAATGAACAAGCATTTTTAGATAATGTTGAACAAACCAAAACAGATACAGCTATTAAAGGTAGCAGTGTTGTAGAAATCTTACAAAGTGGTGAACAAAGTCTAACAACTATTATGAATGGCCGCTTTGAAGAACTAAGAAAAGCAAACAAACAAAACACAGCTGACGAAATTGTTATTAGCTTTCCAAATGATTTTGCAACCAGCTTAACTCCAGCACAAACTTTAAGTAACAATGATCAAGGAGCAACACAACCAGGTTCTTCTAATAGAAGAAAAGGTGGCGGATTATTTGGAAACATTGTAAAAGGAGCTGTAGGAGGAATTATCGGTGGCGCTCTAAGCGGAAATAAAAATATTGCGCAAAATGCACTAGGTGGAGCATTAGGTGGAGCATTTGGAGGCGGTTTTGGAGGCGGGTTCAGTGCAAGTATAGGCGGATTGCTTACCAGTTTTAAGGAAGGCGACATAAATGGACTATTCCAAGGTATTACAGGATTCTTAGGAGCACAAGCACCACAAGATTTTGAAGCATTTATCAGTATGATTACTGGACAAGTGTTTACACGAAGCAATATCGGCGAAGGATTGTCAAGATTGTCTCAAGATGCAGGTAGTGTTAATGGTTTAGGTTCAAGCAGGATAATTGATGCTTTCCAAGACATGGGTCAAGCACCTATGGCACAAACTGGACAAGTGTATGACAGTAAAAACAAAGTTATGACTCGAGGTAAAAACGTTATCAGTCCAAATGAGCGTGTATTTTCATTTCCTAGTGGTGCTAAAGTAACAAGAATTATTGAAGAAGTAATGCTAACCAGTGATTGGGCAAAGAATGTTAAAGAAAGAGCACCAGATGAAAACGGAATGATTGAATGGTTTAAGATAATCAGCGAAGTTTACATTAAACCTGGAGCACAAACTGAACAATTGAATGGTAATCCTGCGCAAACATATCATTATAAAATTGTTCCTTATATGGTACATTCAAGCCATTTCCAAAAACCTACAGATCCAGGGCTAAATTACAATGCATTACAAGAAAAAGTTGTAAAAGAATACAATTACATATACACTGGTGAGAGCAAAGATATATTAAACTTTGATATTCAAATAAACGCTGCATTCTTTACAGCAACTATGGCTGATTCAGGTCAAAACAATACCAGTTTCAAAACCGGTGGTACACAAATGAAAGTTACTCAAGAGAAAGATGGGCAACTTACATTAAATGATCCTACAAGTGCTATTAGTAGCACAGGAGCAGTTCTTGCAGTTGATAAACTAAGAACAAGTTCACAAGGTGGCGGCGGAGCCGGCATTGACAACAATAAAATTAGAACTGCACGTATGTTCCACGACATAATTATTAACAGTGATGTAGATTTAGTAAGTTTAGAGCTAGAAATACTTGGTGACCCTTATTATGTGTTTGATAGCGGCATGGGCAACTATACTGCTAAAGATATTGATCAAAATGAAACTGAAAATGGTGATATAGAATATCAACGTGGTGAAACTGATATCTTAATTAATTTTAGAACACCTGTTGATTATAGTGAAGAAATAGGAACAATGGTTTTTCCTGAAGACACTGTACCTGTAGACGCATTTAGTGGATTATATAGAGTAACAAGTCTTGTAAACAACTTTAGTAACGGTAGATTTACGCAAAGACTTACACTTTTACGTAGACGCAACCAAGAACGTGATATTAAACAGGTTGCAAGTCAGGATAAAGCAGTAAAAGTTACAGATGCAACACCTCAAGACGAAGTTTACAGCCCGTACGGATAAAAACAATGGTAGATACAACAGGACAAACAGAACATCAACGCACAGCTGACCCAGGACCTCAAGAATCCAAAGCAGGTCCTTATCTTGCTCGTGTTATCAAACATTCCGATCCTTATTATTTGGGCGGTTTAGAAGTTGAATTGTTAAAAACAACTGAAGCAGGTAATATAGGCGAAACACTAGGACAAACTGCTATAGTTTATTATGCTAGTCCGTTTTATGGCATTACACAAAGTGCCAATATTGGTAAAAATGACAAATACAGCGATACACAAAAAAGTTACGGATTTTGGGCTATACCTCCTGATCCAGGCAGTTTAGTTCTTGTTACATTTGTTGAAGGAACTAGAGAATTTGGTTATTGGTTTGCTTGTGTACCAGAAAAAGGTATGACTTTTATGTTACCTAGCGGACAACCTGCTACAGAACAGTTGACAGGTCCTGTTCCTAATGAATTAAAAGGAAAAAGATTACCTGCAGGTGAATATAATAAAACAATTACCAAACCACAAACTAATAATGTTATAAAATACAAACGTCCTGTAAATGATGACTTTGTAAATCAATTATTAGAACAAGGGTTAGTCGAAGATGACATTAGAGGTATTACTTCAAGTAGCGCACAACGTGAATTTCCTAGTGCTGTTATAGGTCTTAGCTCACCTGGACCTGTAGACAAGCGTGGAGGCTCACCACAAGGTAAAATTGGTTTGAAAGAAAGCCAAGCAACTGTGCATACCAGTCGTTTGGGCAGCAGTAGTTTTGTTATTGATGACGGTGATGACAAATTAATACGTAAAGGTGCTCCACAAGACACACCTTATGAATATATTAACAAAGAAGCAAGTGGCAAAGGCGGCGATGTAACTAGACCTCACAACGAATTAATACGTTTGCGCACTAGAACTGGCGCACAAATATTGATGCACACCAGTGAAGATTTAATTTATATCAATAATAGTCGTGGAACTTGTTGGATTGAAATGTCTAGCAATGGTAAACTGGATGTTTATGCACAAGATAGCATAAGTTTTCACACAGAAGTCGATATGAATTTTGTTGCTGATAGAGATATTAACTTTGAAGCTGGCAGAAATATCAATATGATTGTTAATGAAAGTATTTTTCAAAGTGCAGGTGCAAATTTAGAAATAAAAGTTGGTGCTGATGGTAAAATACAAGCAGGCGGAACAATCAATAGTTTATCTGGTGACGATACTTATATTACCGCTGGCGGCACTGCTTGGATTGATGGCGGCCCTGATGTACAACTTAATGGCGGCGGTGCTGCTACTGAAGCAATAAAGGCAAGTTTTCCACAGCGTGTTCCACAACATGAACCTTGGAATGGACATGAAAACTGGAACCCACCTGAAACTGAACCAGAAAAAACAGAAGCAGTAACTACAGAAAGCCAAGATGTACATCCAGAAGATAGGACAGTGCAGACAGATAGAACTATTATGAATGACCTATAAATACATATAAGGAGAGGGTCATGACTACAGCAGCTATTCCGTCTACTAGACCACGCAGTGCAGTTGAAGCACACAGGCAACTACTGGCTAGAGAACGTGAACAAAATGGTGATATTCCTAGTTTTGCACAAGATAGTGCAAGAACTTGGGCTGTCACAGAAAATGGTATTGGACAAGCAGGTGAAATTAATAGATTTGTATCTGGTGTGTTTAATAGCGCAAATTTAGGCGAAGCAACTACTGCTTTAACCGGTGCAATACAAGATTTTGGCAGTGTTGACTTAATACGAGTTAATGGTATAGCAGGTGCAATAGAAGGTGCGTTTTCTGGAGGCCTTAGAGGTGCAATAGAAGGCGGTGTAACCAGTGCATTAAATGCAGCAATAGCACAAAGCGGTATTGCTGATCAGCTTAACAACATGGCTAGCCAATTAGGTGTGCAATTACCAGCAGTACCAGGAATTCCTGCATTAGGTGGTGCAAGTCCTAGCGGTGCAAGTGGAGGTGCAGCAGCAGCAGGAAGGGCAGGTGTAACACGAGCAGGTACACTACCAACAGATGCCCCTTCACCAGCGAGAACAAATATTCAAGATCCTACACAAGCAGATGTTGATATAACTGTTGATAGTTTTTTACAAGGTTTACAAGGTAGTTTAAGTAGTTTAGCGCAAGGTATTGGCGGTCTTTTAGGAGGTGCTATACAACAATTGCTAGGAAGTACAGCTTTAAGCGGTGCTTTAGGTGGACTTGTTAGCGGACTTAGTCAAGGTTTAAGTAATGCACTTGGAGGTTTGAGTAATGCATTAGGCCAAGCAGCGTCTGGATTATTGTCAGGCTTAGGAAATGCTATACAAAGTATACCCGGTGTTGGTCCAGCATTGAGCGGAATGACCAGTGCTATTGGAGATTTTGCAGGTAATTTGAGTGGTGCTTACAACAATTTACCACCGATAGCAAAAGCTGGTGTAGATGGTGCTATTGCAGCAGTTGGCGCAAACGTAATCAACCGTGTAGGCATACCTGGCGTACCAAGAATACCACCTGCTGCCGCAGGAATAGCCACAGCAGCTATTAGTTTTTCAGATAATCCTTCTGCACAATTGAGACAAATTGCAGAAAGAGCTAAAGAAGTACATCAAAGAACTTACAGTGAAACAAGAGATCCAACATTTAGTAATATTGCTAGTACAGCAAGCAGAGCAGCTAGAGAAATGGAAGGAAACGTACAAAGAAATGCTGAAGGTAACTTTGTATTAGTTAGAGATCCTGATCAAGCTCAAGCATCTGTTAACAATACAAAAGTTATTGAAAACAATGCTATAACACCTCCAGCAAATATGTTTGAAGATACGCTAAATGATGTACAATTACAAAGTTTTCAAACATATGAAAGAATAATAGATGGCAAATTTGCAGTTTATGGTTCAACTGGTCAAATCCTTGCAAATCTTACATATAGAGAATATGTTGAATTTGAAAAATTGGTTACTCCTGAAACAAGAAACTTTATTGTTCAAATAAGTGCAGCAGAAGCACAAACAATACAAGACTTAGCAAATAGATTTTTAACGTTTTATCGTAGTAGTAAAAGTCGATATACCATGGATGGACTGTAAGGTAAATACGTTATGGCTACTAATGACAAACCCCTATATAAAAGCATTACGGTAAAAGCAGCAAATGACGATACCGGACCTGTGAGCAGTAAAAAATATAGAGGTATTAGCACTGTTGATGCAGATCGTGGCAGTTATAATCTTTATGATATTTCGTTAATTAAGCAAGATATTGTTAATCATTTCCACATACGTCAAGGTGAAAAATTAGAAAATCCTACTTTTGGTACAATTATATGGGATATTTTGTTTGAACCACTTACTGATGGATTGAGAGATGCTATTATACAAAACGTAACTGATATTATTAACTATGATCCTAGAGTTAGTGTTGATAGTATAACAGTTGATACCTACGAAAGTGGTATACAAATTGATTGTTCTTTGACATATTTGCCTTATAGCATTAGTGAAACAATGCGACTAAAATTCGATCAAAGTGCAGGATTAATTTAACTGCGCACTTTATTAAATCACATAAATATTAAAAAGTGAGGACAGTGCAACATGTCAAGTACAGAACGTCAAAATAGACTTCTCTTAGCAGAAGATTGGAAAACAATATATCAGAGTTTCAAGTACGCTGATTTTCAAAGTTATGACTTTGATAATCTTAGACGTACAATGATCAATTACATACGTCAAAATTATCCTGAGGATTTTAATGACTACATTGAAAGCAGTGAATATCTTGCACTGATCGACCTTATTGCTTTCCTTGGTCAAAACCTTGCTTTCCGTACTGACTTAAATGCACGTGAAAATTTTATTGAAGTTGCAGAACGCAGAGAGAGTATTTTGCGTCTTGCAAGACTAATAAGTTACAATCCAAAAAGAAATCAAGCCGCAAACGGTTTGTTAAAAATTGAAAGTGTTAGCACAACAGAAGAAGTTATTGATAGTAATGGTAACAACTTGTCAAATCAAAGTATTATTTGGAATGATGGTACTAACCCTAATTGGTATGAGCAGTTTATCAAAGTATTAAATGCGTCTTTGCCTGTTAACACTGCTTTTGGAAGACCTATTAAAAAAGCATCTATTAACGGTGTTGTTACAGAACAATATAGATTCAACGGTACAAATACAGATATTCCTAGTTTTACTTTTAGTAAACAGATTAACAGTGTAAGCACTGCGTTTGAAATTGTAAGTACAGGTATTGACACAGATACAAATACACTAGTAGAAGAAGATCCTCTACCAGGTAATAAAATGGCATTTGTTTATAGAGATAACGGCCAAGGCGCAGGATCAAGCAACAGTGGTTTCTTTATGCATTTTAGACAAGGGTCTCTAAAAAACAATGTTTTTGATATAACAAACAATGCGCCAAATACAGTAGTTAACATTGATACTGATAATATCAATAATTCAGACGTATGGCTGTATAAACTTGATAAACAAAACAATGAAGAATCACTGTGGACTAGAGTAGATTCTGTTGAAGGTAACAATATAATTTACAACAGCGTATCAAAAGGTATACGTGACATTTATGCTGTACAAACAAGAATTGAAGATAGAATTAGTTTGATATTCAGCGATGGTGTTTTTGGTAATATTCCAAAAGGCAAATTCAAAGTTTATTATAGAACAAGCAAAAACTTAGATTATAGAATTAATCCATCTGA